AAACATTGGTAATTATCCAACTGCCGCAAATCTAGTTGCTAGAGCTGCTTCGTTGAATATTGCTAACACAACTACTTCAACGCAAACCATTAACATCGGTAACGCTACAACCAATCAAACTCTTGCGATTGGAACATCAGCAACCACCGCTACACTAAACCTACACACTGCAGCAACTTCTTCCACAATCAATATTGGAACTGTTGCAAGTTCTTCTACAAATACTTCAAATATCATTATTGGTGGTGCATTTGCTAACTCTGCTGGTAGCAGATTAACAGTTAGAAATGCTAATGTTCAACTTGATGGCGATCTTGAGGTCAATGGTGGAGATCTCAAGTCTACTGCACAAACATTCAACCTTCTTGACATCTCTGGTGCAGTTTCCACACTTAACTTTGCTCGCTATGCATCCACAATTAACATGGGTGCTGTCTCTGGTACTACAACGATCAGAAATGCTCTCCAAGTTAATAGTAAGATTACTGATTACGGTGACTTCACTCTTATTGGTGGATTAAGAAGTGCTGCTGTCTTGGCAACAAGAGGAGCATTAAATACAACCGCTTCATTCCATAATGTTGGTTCACTATCTAGTGCTAATGTAGACTTTTATGAATACATTGATAATGTTGACGGTGATATGGCAATCGTCAGCATCAGTTCAAACGCTGTCAATGTTGTAGATAACTGGTTCAACAATAATGATAAGGTAGTATTTTCAAGTCTTGCTAACATTACTGGTATTAGTAATGGTGTTGTATATTATGTGGTCAATAGATCATCAACCAGCTTCCAAGTACAAACTGCGCCACAAGGAACCACAGGAGTATCACCACTCACTATCACATCTTCTGGTACTGCATCTGGATTTGTTTCGCTTTACTACTGTGCGCTTGACGGACAAGGCGGTGCGTCCATTAATAATTCTGTAACTACTATTGCAGTCAAGAATCCAAAAGGATTAAGTCAGTTTGATTACATTCTAATTGACAGTGAAATCATGAAGATTTCAACTCCTCCTGCTTCAACAGCACCTTACACCTTTACGGTTGAAAGAGGAGTTGATGGAACCACTGCTGCGAGCCATAATGATGATGCTGCAATCTATAAATTAAACAAAACAACTGGTGCTACATTCTTAGATCCTGGTCCACTTCTAGCTGCAGATTTAACTGTAACAGTAACAGCAGTAGATGTAACTTCCAACTTCTTTACTAAGAGTGGAACAACTGGACTTTATAATGGATTAACAGTTAAATTTAATTCAATCGGTTCTATTACTGGTATCAATACCACTTCATCGTACTTCTTAGCGAATGTATCTGTTTCTGGTAGTAATCAGATATTCCAGTTAAGTAGCACTTATCCAACATTGAATATCATTGATATTGGTGGATCACTTGGCACCACACCTAACTTTACTGTTGATGATAACTATATTAATCTTGCTGAGTTTGGTGGATCACTCAAAGCAAATGATTTCTTAAGAATTGATAACAATGAACTCGTTCGCGTAACTTCAGTATCAAATGCCGATCCTCAGGGATTATTCATTACTGATGGTGGTTCTCCAACTCAATTAACTACATTCAGTGTTCAGTCTACTACTGGTAATACTGTAATTGGTAATCCAAATGTCTCTGGTTCATTTGGTTCTGGTACATTAACGGTATATGATACAATTACATTCTATGGTAATAGTGCCACCGATTCCACTGCACAAAGATTGGTAGTAACCAATGGAACTTCCACGGAAACATTCTCTGTAAGAAGTGCTGATGGTGCTACCAGCATTGCTGGTGCATTAACAGTTAACAATAACTTTAGCATCACAAATGGAGGAACTACTTACTTCTCCGTAGCAGCAGCAACTGGAAATACTGTCATTGGAAATGGAAACAGTGGTACTCTAAAAGTTGAATCAAATACTGGTTCAACAAGTAGTTCTACTGGTGCATTAGTTGTTGATGGTGGTGTTGGAATTGGTGAAAATCTATATGTTGCTGGTGACGCATTTATTCAAGGTGGTGACATAACAGTTTCTTCTAGCGGCACTACAAGATTCAAGGTTAATAACAGTGGTCAAATTGACTTGGGCGGTATTACAAACTTCTACACGCCAACTGGCGGTAGAAAGTGGATATTCCTATCAACCACATCAAACACAGACGCTACCGCTCCAACCCTTGCTGTAAATACTAACTATATAATTAAACCAAATGGAACTTCAGTTAATTTAATTCTTAAGTTGCCAACTGCTCAAACAGGTGATATGATTAGATTTGTTGATGTTGGTGGAAACCTAACATACAATTGTACTCTTATCATTAGAGCACCAGGCGGTGCTGGCGGAACTGGCATTAAGATTCAAGGAGATAACACTGGAAGCACTGCTGGCGGTCTTGGTTCTGCACATACTGGTGGTGAATTAATTATTCAAACTCCTAATTGTGCATTCGGATTGCTTTATGTTGGTGATACAGATGGCGCAGGAACTACAACCGACACCGACGCAAGAGGTTGGTGGTTAATGGAGATTTGATAAAATATGACACAGTACTATAACAATCAAAAATCAATGAAAGGTGCCTGCATTGGCACCATTATTCCTTGGACGGGATCACTTACCGATATCCCTAGAGGGTGGTTATTGTGTAATGGTACATATGAAAACCAAGCTGATTATCCAGAACTGTACGCAGTTATTGGCACAACATATGGTTCTGGAGTTGGTGTGTTTAGATTACCTCAAATTGGTAATAGAACATTAGCTGATATTAAAAATGATACTTCTTATATTGGATCTGGGCAACCAGCAGCAGTTACTAGTTTAATTGGTAATGATGGATCAAATAATACCGCAAATATTGAAGTATCTAATGTTGATTTAAATGTAAATATTGATAACAATGCTGCAACTGGTGGATATAATGCTGTTCTTACTGGAGTAAATCCAAATAATCCAGCGTATTTCTCATCATTTAAAACAACAGAAAGAAAACTTGGTGATCTTCATATGGCATCTCATAGTCATGAAGGTGAATATCAATCTGTTACTAAATTAAGTTCTCCCAGAGTTGAAGCTTGTCAGGGAACTGGTTCCAACTCTCCTTTTTCTGGGTGTGGACTTTTTGGAAATGCTGATTGCTGCCAAAATTTAACGCATTATTTGGTAGAATTAAATTGGACAGCAAACCAAGTTAATGCTTTATATAGAAATTCTATTCTTGGTGGATATCCTATTGGTGGATCTGGTAATGTTCCTGCTTATAATGCAGGTGGAACTCCAACAACAAATGCTCCACCAAGAGTAAATAGCAGTCCTAAAAACTGGTTGGGATCATCTGATGATACATTACTCAAAACAGAAAATTTGGGATACGCTTGGAATTTTCCGACAACTTTGAGTGGAGATTATACCACATGGACTACTAATACAACTAGTCAACTTACTGGTCACGCACACGGAGACATCAACTATTCTATTAACAGAGGTAATTTTAATTTAGCAACACCAGTTTCTGTATCTGATATACAACCAGGAACTGTTACTCCAGTTAATACTACTGGAAATATTGGAGTTCTTCGTCTTGAAGCAAATACAGCTACACCATCAGTATCAATAACATACATAATCAGGGCATTCTAAGAGATGAAGCATTATTCTTTCGAAAAGGGAAAACACGGGGGAGTAGTTGGTACTATTCATGCTTTCACTAGCACTCTTGTGGGTAATACTCCATCTAATCCAGATTGGAAAACAAAAGTTCCAGCTGGATTTTTGCGTTGTGATGGTTCTGTTGTAAGTGCTGATTTATATCCTGCCCTAGCAGATGTTTTGGGGGTAGGTGAAGATTCTTTTTATAGAAAAACTGGACAAACTTTAGCAGAAAGAAATGCCGATGGCACGGGAGGACAATTTCAGTTGCCAGATATCGGATCAAAATATATTAGAGCAAGTTCTCAGGGCAGTGGTTACAATGATCTTTTAGTTACAACTACTAATGGAGCAAATCAAAGAAGAGTTGGTATTGCTGTAGATTTAAATTCTAATTTAGGAACTGGTAATACTGTAAATGCAACTGTTGTTTATAATGGTTCTTTTGCTGCTCCAGCAAGAACACTAACAATGTCTGGTAATTTTTCTTTGACTATGAACGCTGCTACTGGATCTTCAAATGTGACTATTGATCAAATTTTACCTCATGGTCACTTTGCAAACACTGTGTCAATTGAAGATCCTACAAACAAAAGAGCAGGTGATGAAGTTGATAATGGACAAAACTATAGTGCCAAGGGTCAATGGGATGTCGAAGCTGTTACTAGTTTTGTTCCATCTACAGGGTTAAGTTTAGCGGATACTGCTCATGATCATTTAATTGAAAGAACTACAATATCAAGAAGTTTAACGCCAACTGTTCCTGCTTTTAATGTTTCGGCGGAAAATATATCAACAAGCGTTACTTTAAGAGTTGATGATACATATGTTATGAATGATATACAATCTAGATTTATATTAGTAGAATACTTAATTAAGTTCTAATCATGCCAGTAAGATATAGCAACACTCAGAGAAGAACAGGTGCCGCTATTGGCACGATTATTTGTGCTCCTAGACCATCTAGTTGGACAAGTGGTACTGATAACTGGAATCTTACTGCTAATTTTCCAGGATATTTAGAATGTGATGGCAGTGCTTTAAACCCAAACCAATATTATGCCTTATATCAAGTCATAGGAACAACATATGGTGGATCTGTGAGTGGAAGTTATCCAAGTTACACAGGTACTTTTAATCTTCCTAATTTTCGTGGAAAATTTGTCATGGGAACTGGTACTGTTGATGGTAACTCTGGAGCTGCTCCAGGAGTTACACCATCATTAACTCCATCTGGAAATACTGGTGGTTCTTATAATGATTGTGGTGCTACTGGTGGTTCATTCACTTTAAATACCGTCAGACAATTACCATCTGGTAGTGAAATTACTCCAGGTAATCCAGGATCTCCAATTAGCACTGGTGGAACGGCTACTGATACATATGAAATTGGTACATTTAGAACAAGTGGATTTTCTACAGCAATTGCTCAACCTAATGCTAGTATTACTGGTAATATTTCTTGGACCACTGGACCATTAAAAACTCAAAAAGTTTATGGTGCAACACCACATGGTCACCAATTATCTTCTTCTAGAGTTTTAAGCAGCACTACATCATCAACTGCAGATGGTGGTCCTGGTGGTCCCGATAAAATGCCTTTCTATCAATCTGCTACTGGTGGTATAGTTTCATATACGAGATTTATTCCTACATGGGATTCTGGCGGAAGTGGAGCAACTGCTACTGCTACTGTTAGTGGTGGAGTTATTACTTCTGTAACTGTTACTAATGGTGGAAGTGGGTATGTAACTGCTCCTGGTATTACTGTTACTAGTTCAACAACACCAACTTCCGAAGCCGCATTTACTGTGAGTATTAACGGTTCTGGTCAAGTCACTGGAGTTGTCGTTAATTTTGGTGGTGTTGGATATAGTAGTACAGTTACTTTAACTTTCACTGCTTCTTCTGCTACTGCTCCTCTTAGAGCACACACACATAAATTACATGAATTGGGACCAGGAACTGCTACATGGGGACATGATGAAGGTAGTGGCAATACTGGTTCTCAATCAACTGCTTATACTGGTGTTCAGGCAGGTGCTACAGATATTGCTGACACTATAAACAAAACTCTTGCTATCGGTGCTGGTGGTTTAGAAGTTGATTTAAATCAAGGCGATCTAACAATGAGTGATTCTTCTAGAACTTTGTTTGATTCTAGATTGGTAGTTCGCTTGACATCTGCCGAAACTTTGCCTATAATGCAACCATACTTCCGAACTAAATATTTAATAAAAGCGATTTGAGCTGGAGACTTTTTCATGAGTATTATTCCCATTAAACCACCCGAGTTGATGAAGGGTGATTTTCAAGATTTTATTGGTGTGTGGGAAAAACATATGCCACCATCTGTTTGTAATAAATTAATTGAGTATTTTGATAAAGTTGTTGACACAGATATTTCTTCAAATAATTTAGATCAGGTTGAAATTTCTGAAGAAGAATATGTGCAGGATGGCACTACACAATTTTCTACAAGAAATCTTGGAAGAAAAGATCGTAGTATCATGTTAAACTATCATAA